CAAACTCACCAGACTAATCAGAGGCTAATTCGCTATGGGTGCGTATTCTAGTTAGGTGGCCGCCCAACTATTCAACGGGCCATGCTCGTCAGGTAATCCATAAGACTGAGGTGTTTGCGGACTAGTGCAAGCAGGTAGCGAACCCACTTACACTATTGATGACTATAGTTATACGAAAAAATAACTAATTGTCAACACTTTTTTTATCTGGCTGAACCAGAAACATCATAGACAAACTTTCCAGAACGGATAGCTTCCATGATTTCGTCTGAACGCTTCTCGTATTCTTGAGGAGACATCTTCTGAACTTGCGACTCCCGAAGATACGTAGATGCTTCATTCTCTTGCGGCTTGCTGCGGCTGTTCTTTGTAGACACAGACTTTGCAGCATCCTTATCTGACTTAGGCTTTTGGGTACTCATGCCCATGTCAGCTTTATACAAATCAATTGCTCGTGCAGCAGAACGTGCATCATTGTCATTGTCATACAGCGCATCCTGTACCCACTTAGGCTGGGTCTCAGCCCACTCATGAAACTCGTCGCTGTCACGAATCTCATCAAAGTCAGGATGTATGCGCATAAGTTCTGCTTCTGCTTTTTCTTTTGTAGCAGACAGTTGCATCTCATCAATTGCTTTAAGGCGTTCTTCCAGAGCAGTAGATTGCTCACGTGCCTTCTTCATTGCAATTGTTTCAACGATGGCTGCTACGTCGGGATAGTCTGCTGCCCACTGTTCAATGTCCTCATCGGACTTGGGCAGTTTCATTTCCTTCTTTGTAGCTTCACTTAGTTGCCGCTTGAGTTCTGCAAGTTCTGTCTTGAACTCTTCGGCTTGCTTTTGTTGATGCCTACGAAGGTCAGAGTAGCGTTTCTTAAACGTTTTCTCTTCGGCTGTTGTAGGCTCCTCCGATTCTTCGGTTTGTTCCGGCGAGGCATCTTCTACTTCACCTCTTTGTTCTTTGAGCAGTTGCTCAAGTTCTTCTTCTTCCATTTTGCGTTTTTCTTCGTTAGTGTATTTACGATTTGCAAACGCAACTTTCTTCGGTGACTGCATTTCTTCAGCCATAATTTCAGCAGTTTCTGCCATTTTGGTTTTCTCCAAGTTGGGGCCAACCGTAGCCACGTCGGGGTGGGGGATTAGGTAGCCAACATATCTAGCTGTTTAACGTGAAGCTAGGCCACGCTTACGTGAACCGCCGTCAGAAGTAATATCAATTACCGACATTAGTTCACTACCAAGAACACGACCTACTGCACGAATTTGTGGAGTACCAATCATGCCCTTAATAACTTCTTTGTCTTCTTCGTTAAGATTATCAAATCTACGCTGGACCAGAGTTTGATAATCTGCTAAAGTCATATCATCATCCATTACTTTATCTTTCCTACGATGTAACAAATAGGCTCAAGGATAGCACGTTCTACTGCACCAATAGGATGTCTCTTGCCTTTTTTCTGCAGCCAGATGTCTGCCGTACGACGACGAGCAATGCCTTCTAGTGTAGAACGCAGTAGCTTATTATACCACTTTGTATTACCATATGCAACTTTAATCAGAGGCTTAAATATTCTGTGATATCCTTTTTGATAGGCAGGGTCCAGATTTTTACTCTGTTGCAGCCATACAGTCTGACGGAATGCACCAAAGCCATACGCATCATTCATGGCGGTACAGACAATTTTATCGCCTCTACTACTTGCCGTTTCTTCGCCCTTTGTAGAAGTAACCCTATTAGCATTGGTTTGTGTGGGCTTAGACCAGTCATGAGAAGAGTCATAAGAGATTTGACCAGTTTCAGTATTGACGCGACTAACAGTACCTTGGTCATCTCTTACGCGCTTGGCTACGTCATCACCATAGGTACCACGAATATCCGTGCCAACTTTATTGCTACCGGTATTGCGTTGAAGATTTCTTTCTTCTCTAGCCCTATCCATCGCGGCAAATTCTGTGTCGTATTTACCGGCACGTACATCACGGGCATACTGAGAAGAGTTTTGTGATTTAGCGGAAGCTACCAAATCCCGTGCTGCATCACCCCTAAAGATAGCTTCATTGCGAGGCATACCTTCACCAGTACGCTCCATACGCTCTTTAGCAGTTTCTGTAGTCCTAAAACCCGTAGGTCTTGCGGGTTTAGTTTTAGCAAGCGTGTCTATAACTTGTTGTGTCGCTACACGTGAAGGAAGTTTAGCAGTTGCATCTGCAACTCGTTGCTTCAACTCATCTGTTCCTTGTGTACCTACAACATCCAAAACTTTCCTTGCTGCTTCTCTTGCTTCATCGCTAAACTTTCCAAAGTCAACAGATGCACCAACAATATTATCAGCCGTTGGGAAAGTTACCACAGACTTCCTTCCTTTTGTCGAATTGGCAACATTTACCAAGTAATCAATTTTTTGATTATCGGACAATTGTAGATTAGCCATGCTATCTTTTAACTCTCTTGCCTTTTGACGAACTACATCAGTAACTGTGGCACCTTCCTCTACAAGAGTTTGGGCAGACTCTACACCTACATCTGTGGGCGTAGTAGGAGTCGCAGTCACTTGTTCACGCTGTTTGTCATACTCTTCCCCAGAAATTACTGGCGCAAGAGGCATACCAAGAGCAGTGCGAGTAGAATCACCTACCATATCTTTAATCTGCGTAAGCAACTGAGATTGTTCTGTAGGGTCAGAAGTATAATTAGCCACGTCAACAGCCAATTGATTAGCGGCTTTTTGATATTCTTCTGATGTGGTACTCATTCCAACAGCACCCAAAAAGTCGTCTTTAATCTTTTCAAACATACCACGCGGGTCTACGGCTTTTTGAATATCTTTGAAAGGCTGCGTACTTTTAACTTGCGTAATGCGAGGGTCTTCTTCACGACCAAACTGGTCTACTCGCGGAGCAGAAGGAGTTGGTGCAGCACCGCCATCACCACTAGGCTGCGTTACAGGAGCAGTTGTAGTTACTGGTTGTTCTACCGCAGGTGTAGCAGGAGTTTCTGTTTGCTTTCTGAATCCAGCAGGTACAGGAATAAGCGGCTGACCATCTGGTCCTACCGGAATCTGAATAGTGTTGCCAGCATCATTAACATACGTAATATATGTAGGCGTCACAAACTGTCCGAACTGAGGTACAGCAGTGGGTGCCATTGGGGTTGCTGCTTGCTGTGCTGGTTGATATCCAGCAACAGGAGTTTGAGGATATGTAGGCATTTGATACGGAGTATACTGAGGTTGATATCCAGCAAACTGCGATTGTTGCAATGAACCTTGAGTAAATTGAGGCTGCACAAAACCACCTACTTGCATTTCCATAGGTTCTTCATCTTCAAGGTCAAGGTCTTCCATGCCAAACGGAATATCATCTGGAATGATTGCTTCTTCTGCATTGCCCATTTGGCCCATATCATCCATGCGTTGCAGTCCCACCTTAGCTTCGTCTCGTAGTGCCATCATCTTGTCAAGACCATGATAGCGCACTACATCTGCTGGCATAACAAATTCGCCCTCACTGAGTTGGGCAGGAATGTCATCTCGTACTTCTTCTTTCAAGGAACCTACTGGCACTTCATTACCAGAGGCTTCATCGACAGTGCCGCCTTCTTGCAGAAGACCGCCGTCCTCAAACAATTCCATTTGTTTTTCAAGAGCCATTGACTTCATCCCTTAATGTTTTAAGTCTGCGCAATGCTGCAATGGCACCTTGCGACCTATGCAACACTATCGTATCATCAGCTTGCTCTAGTGACTTGTGCTGCAATTCAATCACAGCATCAATGTAATCACTGAACGCTTCCCATTGGCGGTTGTTGTTGACCCACGGCTTGAGTTTGCTGAGTATTTGCTGGTTGTTCATTTCCACTAAATCCTTGTTCACCCGGTTGCGGCACCATGCCTACACCAATATTGCCTCCACCTGCACCTGTCGGGTCCATTGCATCAGCACCTGCCGGTGCTTCTGGACCCTCTGCTGGTGCTTGGAACTGTTTCATCAATTCCGCTTGTAAGGCAGCTTCATTCATATTGTTGGTTACTTTGTCGGGGTCAAGGTCCATAGACTTTGCAATCTCGCGGATTACATATTGGAACTTTGCAAATGGAGCAAGTACCGGATTGCTTGCGATTTGCAAGAATTGCATGAGTCTTTGGCTGCGCACTTCGTTAGCCATCAGGCTTTCTGTGCCACGTGCTTTGACTTCAAGGTCTCCCTTAATCTCAGGGTCAAAGTCAAACTGCATATTGAAACGGAAGAAGCCCTCTCCCAGAGGCCGCAGAAGATAGTCGTCTACGTTTTTGATTACTGTTTTAATAGAGCCTTGTGCAGCACCCATGAGCATTGAAATGCCACTAGCTGTACGGCCTACACCACTAACACCAGTTTGTCCGTGTGCGAATGACGGGAAGCCAGTGCTTTCGTCTGCAAGGACACGTGCCTTATCAAAGAGCATCATGTTCTCAGAAGACACATTAGGGAACTTAGTGCCGAAGATAGCCTGACCCGGTGCGCCGCCCTGACGACGGAACACTTTGCCCGGATACAACGACAAGTCTTGTCCCGGCACTAAGTTAGTCTCGTCAACTTCAACTATAAGATTACCGGATAATACCGCATTGTCTACAGCCATACGCATGAAGCCGTTCATCAACGTCTGCGTATCGTCCATGTTTTCTGCAATGCCTACACCAAAGAAGCTGTACGGGTTCAATTCATACGGTGCGGCTACATAAGGAATACGTGCTGGCTTGAATGGGTTAAGAACCATACGAAGAAGTTTGCCATTACAAATCCAGACGTTTGCTTGCAGTTCATCAAAGTCTTTCAGTTCGTTTGGAACGTCTACGTTGTTTTCTTCCAGCAGTTCTGTATCTACGGTACCCCAATACTCTAGTACCTCAAATCGGTCAATGCCGTGTTCTGGCGCATAGTCAGACAGGTCGTCTTCCCAATATTTTTTGTTGTAGTTCTCACCAAGTGCAATTGCTTCATCAATAACTTGACTACGGAAATATGGACGCTTTTTAAGATGGCGCATTTGAGAGCGTGACATCTTATGTCGTTCAATAATAAACTGTGCTTCATCCATGTTATTGGCGTCAGGGTCTGGGTAGAAGTTCCAGACAGATACATGGTTTACCTGCGGCACTGTCTTAAACAGCGGGTCATATTCGCCGTCATCATTCCAGTTGGGATATTCTTTGTCCGTAGCAAACGGACCTTTCATGATGCCAGTGCCGAACAGTGCCATCTCAAATGCGCTGCTACGTAGGTTCTTGTTGGCACCGGACTCTTCAAGTTGGTCGTGAATTTTTTTCTGCATCTTCTTAGCCGCAATCATTGCTGGGCTAAATTCAATTGCAGTAGGCGTCTTGCCCGGACCTTCTTTCAGTTTGCTTTCTACAGGCTGCAGCTTCTCACCAAGTGGACCAAGCTGCTCAATCAAAGATTTGGCCGTGGCACCCGGCGGCAAGTCTTTGCCGTCACCTGCATAACCATACGGGCTAGAAAGTGCTGTCTCTCCACGAAGTTGCTCTGGTTCTTTCGGGTCAAAGTGAACATCCGCAACTACGCCTTCTGGTAGTTCAGTAGGTTCAATAGAAAGAGGAAATCGTTGATTGGCAAACAGTACGTCTACAATCTGGCCATAAGCTGCCAGTGTTTTAGTCTTGGTTACTTTGATAAATACGCGAGACTTTTCTGCCTCAGTGAACTGAACATCCGGCCCATACAAACCACGATAATTGCGATACGCTTTCAGCCACCGTTCTTCATCTTGATAGCGATAATCTTCTGAACGCTGGAATCGTTCCATAATGAATGGAATAATTTTAGATACGTCAGCGTCTTCAACAGTAGTATCATCTGTATCTTCCAACGCAATAGCGTCGTCTTCAATCATGATTTCATCTTCATCCATGTTCTTTTCCTTTAGTAACCAAACGTAGCGTCAGCCATTCTCATGCCACCCGCTGGTCGTCCCGTTGGGTCGTAGTCGAAAATAGAGAACCGGGGTCTGGACATAATCCCATACCGGAGTGCGTCATACAAATGGTCCTCAGACTTTGTGTCAACGTCCTCTGGATTCTTTTTGTCAAGCGGGATGGACGGTAACTGTGATACGACATTTGTGCAGCTATCAAAGAATACAAGTCTAGGTTCCTCAGTAAATTCGTCAACTTGCAGCCTTCTGTGTATTTCGTTCTTACCTGCAACACGGCTGCCCTTGCTGCGGTCTGATGGACGCCAACGACATCCCTTACCAATCATCTGTTCCGCAAGAGACGGTCCAGTATCGCCACGCTTATGCCAAAGACTGCTATCCAGCACACCATACTTAATGTTCCCATCTTCGGCTTCCAAATCCAATATCATATCAGCCAAGTCCGTCGCAAGGACTTTGCTGACGTATAATTCTCGATATACGATAAGTTGCTCGTCAGGCGCAACTGCAAACCAAAGAACACCAGTATAACTCCCGTAACCATAGTCACATGCACGAAACTTGACCCAGTTGTTAGGGATATGAAAAGGTTCAACAACATGAATCCTGCGGTCAAACTCAGTAAACGCCGCACCTTCTTTGATGTCCCAATCGCCTTCAAGAAGCTGACGCCTTTGCTGTTCTGGAAGCGAGAGGAGCATTGCTTCATAGTCACCCGCTGTCGCAAGGTATGGGTTATCAGAAAGTCTTGCCGGGATAAATCGTCTCTTAAATAGAGGCTTTCCTGCCTTGCTATGTCCGGCTGGATACTTGAGTACCTCTCCTGTTTCACTGTCTGTTGCATCAAATGTCCTATTATATGGGGCTGGGTCGATAAACATCTTCTTAACCCAATGGTGGCCTCGACCACCGGGGTTAGTTGTAGCCCTCATAAAAATAGGCAAGTCAGGTGCAGTGGACCGAAGACGACTTCGCATATAATTCCATGCGTATGGTGTGGCCCATTGTGTCAGTTCGTCAAAGCCTATCCAGCTAAATGCCAGACCCTGATAACGCAAGACATCCTCATCCCTGTCTAGGTAGGACATCCACAACCTTGCGCCAGATGGCGCGGTCCACTGCATCTTTCTTTCTGACCACTTGATACCGGGCCAGATTTTTGGGTACAACTCCTGCGACTTGAAGATAAGTTCTCGCAGTTCTTCTGTTGTGTGTCGCAAGAGCAATCCGCTAAACTGTGGATGCCCCATGTAACGCAGTGGGTCAGCAAGCATTGCATATGACTTACCGCCCCCTGCACTGCCGCCGTAGAGAACTTCACGTTCCGATGCGGCAAGAAATTCTGTCTGCGGACCCGGATTAGGCTTGAACAAAACATTAGCATGTTCCTCAATGCTAGATGATTCGTATTCAACCTCTTCAATTTCAACCGTTGGCTTTTGCGCCGGTTCTCGCTTCTTCGATTGCTTTCGCTTTGGCGATTGCCGTTTCCGCATATTCTGCCCACTTGCGGAGGCTTGCAGCTTGGTTCTTACGCTGTCGTTCATTCGCTAACCGTTTCCTCAATCCTACGTGTGAGATATATCTGCCACTATTTGATGTCAGCCAGTTGGCTACCTCACGGTATGAATACTGATTGACGTACTTACGTGCTTTCTCTAACAGGTCCAGTTCAACTGGAATAGGGTCAAGAATGTCGGGGTCTTCTTCACTCTGTTTGTATCCGAAGGGTACTGTACGTGCAATACGTGGAATAGGTACCCACTCGTTTTCTTCTTTAATGTCGGTTGGCTGTGGTAGTTTCCACTTGCCTATGCTTCTTGTCATTACTTTTTTTGTTTGGGTTAATAAACATGGAATCGCACTCTGTGCAAATTCTTCTGTGCCTACCTTTTCTTTTTAGTCCTTTAGAAAAACAACTAGGACACATGTCGTTTTTTCTACCTTCTTTAATTGGGGCATTCCAATTAATAAAGTTAGTCATCATCTTCTACGGGTGCTTTCGGTGGCATAAGCATAACACCACCCGATGCTTCTACCTGCATCTTCTCTGTCTTCACAAGACCTACACGGTCAAGCAGTTCTTTCGCAGCGGACATCTTGTCACGAATGCCAAGTTCAGTCGGGTCATACAGTGCGCCTGTCATAGCCATTGCAGCCTTCGGTGCATTACGTGCCATGTATAGCTGTGTGGCCTCAAGGATTTCTTCCTTCAAGCCCTTGACAATCTCACCGGTAGAACTTGTGTCAGCATAGCCAGCCATCTTTTTAGCCATGACCATATCGCCACCGGCTTCATCAAAAAGCACAGCCAAAAACTTCTGTTGCTTCTCTGTCAATTGTCTTGCCATATTACTTACCTTTGTTTTGGCACTTGCCTACAGCACCGCAGTTAGCAGGAGTAGGACATCCTTTACAAGGTTTAAATTGTTTAGCCATTAAAACTCTCCATTGTGCATTGCGTTGGCAAGTTTAGTGGCACGTCCTTTGACTTGCGTTGCCCACCTGCTGTCCAACATCTCTCTTGCTGCCGCTTCAAACTTACCCTCGTGAATGGCATTCCACATATTCTTGAACTTACACAGGCGAGGTACGCCCATGTTAAATGCCATATCTACAAGAACAAGTTGACGTACAGCGTCTAAGTTCTCTACGCAAGGGTGCGCAGCTAGAAGTTCTTCTTCGACAATCTGTACGTCATTCTGTGCGAGGTATATTGCATCAGCTTCACTGATGCCGTCAGAATAAACATGCTCAATAGTCGGATAATCCATCCAGTCCAGTTCATCCTGAGTGATACCCCGGTCATCCAGATTTCTACCAATGCCGATTGTGTCGATACCAAGACTGTCCTGATACACTTCAAGGCGCAGACCTTCGTGGCTAATCAACTTCTCAATCAGATTATCTCTACGGTATTTCATTTCTCGTGTCCCATCCAAACTGCAAAGGCACCTGTCATTGCGCCTGTGACTACACTAACAAGAGCAGACTGCTGTGTCGTAGGGTCAGGCAAAGTCATAAACCACTCAACTACCCGCCACGCAGATACCGACATCATAATCATCATCAGTCGTGGCAAGATTTTCCAAGCCAGCACTCTTTCCATTACAAGTGTCATTATTTCTTACCAAAGAATTTTGTAGCTGAACGTACGCCAAAAGAAGCGGCAACGATGACTCCCAATGAATACTGATACCATTCAGGCATTGCATTGAGTTGTGCGAAGCCATTTGCCACTACCTCTTCCATACCGGGAATGAATGC